CTTGCTCGATGCCTTGGAGGCAACCGCCTTGGCGCGCAGCACGCCGGCGGCCTTGGTCTGCTTGAGCGCGCATCCGCACACGAACTCCGCGTCGCCGGTCTTGACGGCGCCCGGCTTCTCCCAGTCGGGCAGGTGCACCGCGATGGCGTTGCCGCCGGACAGGGTGATGCCGTGGAACTCGTTGATGCCGAAGCACACGGCGTACACGTCGTTGGTCGTAAGAGAGCCGTCCTTCATGGTCTGGATGGGGATGCCGTTGTAGGAGGACACCTGGCGCCCGGCGGTGTCGGGGGTCGTCGTGGCGAGCCCGAGCACGCGGCAGATGGCGTTGATCTTCACCTTCATGCGCGGGGACACCATGAGGGCGTCGGGGTCGCGCAGGAGGGCCGAGATGACCGTGTCCATCTCCTCGCACCACGCCAGGGCCGTGGCCTGGTCGATTGCGTCCAGGCTCGTCTCGGACGAGAACTCGGTGGCGGAGCCCTTCAAGGCCTTGTCCAGGCCGTCGAAGCCGTTCTCGTCCACGTTCGTGTCGCCGTTGATGACGGTCGCCGTGAACTTCCGCACGATGGCGTTCTTGGACTCCTCAAGGTTGAGCGCGTACAGGTCGGGGGCGGCGTCCTTCGCCACGCGGTCCATGTCCCAGGCGTCAGACAGAATGGCCACCTGGGTCTTCACGCGCTCGACCTCCACCTTGCTCTTGGCGGGCTCGGTGTTCAGGGCGCGGAAGGCCGCCGTCTTGGGGGTCTTCAGGCGCTTGTAGGCGTAGACGAGGTCTGACGTGCCGGTGCTCGCCAGGCAGTCGTCGAAGGTCATGCGGGAGAGCAGGTAGCTCTCCGTGATCACCTCGTTGATGAACCCCTGCACCAGCTTGTCGTCGGAGTTCGCCGCCAGCTCTTCCAGTGTGATCATTTCTCTCCAATCGTTTGCTTGATTCCCTCGCGGATGGTCTTGACCGCGCCGCCGTTCCCGGCCTCCCCCCTGGGGTTGCCGCCGGTGGACTTGTCGCCGACCGTGGAGAACAGGTAGGGGGCGGCAGCCTTCAGCTTCTCGATGTCGCCGCCGAACTCGCCGAGGCGCGCGGATGCCGCCACCACGTCGTGGCACCCCGCCGCCTTGAGGGCCGCCGAGGTCTTCTCGGCCTCCTGCTCGGCCTTCCAGGCCTCGAACTCGGCCTTGAGGCCCTTGTAGCCCTCGGCCTCGGCCTTGGCGGCGTCGCGCTCGGCCTCCAGCCTGGACACCTCGCGCTCGTGCTTGCGGCGGTTCACCGTGTCGCCCGGCGCCGGCTTGCCCTCGTCGGGCTTCTGCCCGTCCCCGGCCGCGCTCTGCCCCTCGTCGGGCTTCTGCTGGTCCTGCTGCTCTTCCTGCTGCTGCTCGATCTCGTCTTCCATCCGCCGTTCCTTTCTCTCCGGGGTTTGGTTGCCGCGCTTCACTGCGCGAATCGGCTGCCAGATTGCCGCTCTGGCGGGC